CCATCTTTATTTATCTTTACTTTGCCATTTAAGTGAACTGGCTCATTTTTATTATCCATATTGCTTCTCCTTTTAGAAAATTTAAAAGGAAAAGGTAATCGTACAATAAACGACTACCTAATCCTTAATCTTAAATATTACTAATAATTATTCTGTTACTTCTGTTTCTTGAACTTCTACAGTTTCTTCAACATTTTCAGTCTTTTTAGATTTCTTGCCTTTAAAGAAACTAACAACTTTCTTTCCAAGCTTCTTTGCTGCTACAATTGTTACTGTAGCTAGTGTTGCTACACCTGCTACAACTACAGCTGTCTTAGCAATAGCCTTTCCATTAAGTTTCTTAGTTAAACCCTTTTCAGCATTTACTTCTAAACCTTCTTCATTTGTTGATTCCATGTCTAATAATTCATTTGTTAAATTCATATAATTTCCTCCTTTTAATTTTAATTATTAGTGGTATCTATTACCATTATAGAAACTGATTTTTATGCGACCTTACATATACTTAGGTCGTGTATTATAACGAATAGAGCCACAAGGAATATCATTCTCATCTAATGCAGCATCAATAGAAATATCAATCATTCCATTTTTACCATCTCTTTGAATATCCCATACTCTTTCATCATAATTATCAGTTTCCGGTTTTAATATTCCCAAACGGTCATACCATTCAGTTACAGATATCTTTCCTTCCATTGAACCCATTGCATATGCATTCAATTCATTTGCTGCTTTTTGTATTTTAGTCCATGTTGACTTAAAATATCTTCCTGATAATGGGTCATAAAATTTTACATCTCCATTATCTCCAGCAAATATAATGTTATTACCGTTAGTTTTTACATTATCTTCAGCAACACTTTGATTAATTTTATCTACTGTATTACTAGTTAATTCTTCTCTAGTTTTTTCGATATATTTTTGAAGAGTTGCTTCGGTTAAATTATATGCAGCACCTAATGCTGCTAATTTTTTGTTTCCTAATCTTACAGAGCCTATTAAAAATCCACCAGATACAACTGTGTTGATTGTAGGTAATATAAATAGTTTCCAAGTAAGTTTAACTTTTTCTTTCTTAGTTAATTTACGATTTAATTCTATTTCTTTAGATTTAATAGCTTTTTCTACTTTTGCTCCTGTTTTATACCATAACCAAGAACCAAGTAACAAACCACCAGCAATACCTACGCCAGTTAATAAACTAGTATCATTCTTTTTAATAAACTTTAAAATATCATTTTTTATACTACTCATAATTTTAATCCTCAGTTAAATTAGCTTTAATATTTAATTGAGATTGAACATTTTTATTTGATGTACTACTCATTGCTTTACATACTGTTTCTAATTTAGCTTTTTCTACATTTAATTTTGCTTCATAAACATCAAGTTCAGATTTTCTCTTCTCTCTCAAAATTTCAAGTTCTCTTTTATGTTTTTGTTCTTCTTCTCTTAATTGTTGAACACGTTTCATGTATTCACATTTAGATTTATCTTTATCCATAAAATACTTTTTCTTAGCCTTTAAAGCTTTCTTATCTAAATCTTTTAATGAAGAATATAAATCTTTAAATTCGCTAACACATAATTCAAATTCATCTTTTTCATGATAATCACAAATTAATGCATTATTTTTCATTTCTTTTAATTTATCATAAAAATAACTTCTATCATCTAACTCTTCTAATTTATCATTAGATAATGTTAAAGATGCAATCTTTTTATCAGAATATAATTCATTAAAGATGGCTTTCTTTTCTTGAAAATCGGCTTTTTCTTTAGCTTCTTTTTGTTCTAAAGCTTCTTTTTCTTTAAGAGTTTTTTCATAATCTTTCTTTAGTTTTAAATATAATTTACGACAACCATATACACTACCGCCTACTGCTAATGTAAATAATGTCCAAAATAATTTTCCGCTCATAGTTATTCCTCCTTAACCTCTTCTTGAATATAAACAGTATTATCTTTATTTACTAATCCTTCAGAACCATTAAAATATTCTTCTTTTGAAAAATGACCCATTCTATATGTATCCCACATTTCAGGATTCCAAATAGGGTCTTCAAACCAATATATTAAATGAGCTCCATTTTCATCCGGTTCTGAAATATCCATATGAACCCAAGGCATTTCATACCATTCACTTAAATAATCCCAAGACCAACCAAAATTTAATTTATTTTCATCTAAATTATGACTTAATGGTATTGCTTCACATAATTTCATAAATTCTCCAATTGTATATGAATTATGATAATCATTATTATAATAAATATCAGCACCGACAAAATTACTATTAATTTTTATATAGGCATCTTTAATCTTTTCACTTTTTGCATAAAAATATCCTATATGTTCTTCATAATATAATTCTTCGCCTTCTTGTGCTTTTGTATCAGGTTTTTTGTATTCATCTTTCATAATACTTTTAACTACTGATTTATCAGCATCGATACCTAAGAATTCTTTTACTTTCTTTTTATATTTTACTGCCTGTGTACTAATCATAGTAGTTGCTCCTATAATACTTGCTTCTACTTTAGAACTAAATATCTTTGAGCATATGTTACTAGCAATAGTACCAGTGGCAAGTAATAATGACTTTTTATAACCTTTAATAAAAGTTATAGTTTTTGTCATTTTACTAGCATCTTTTGGAAGTTTATCCATTTCTTTTTGTACTTCCGGTGTTTCTTTCATTACAGATATAAATGTTCCAACAACACCCGCAACATTAATTAATGAAAAAGCTAAACTTAATCCTTTTTGAGTTTTAATTTTCACGTGTTTCCTCCTTGTTTCTCTCATTTAAAGAATAAATATAAAGTATTTAATGTACTTTCTATAATATTCATTATTTTTTCAGCACCAGGATTACATCCTCTTTTATTATATGCAATCTCTAATGAATAATTCATAATAATATCTTCTGGTCTACTCATTGGTGCATCCATACATTTAAATATAACTTGTTCTGAAGTGTATATTTCAACACATCTTTTTTCATAATGTGCCTTTGACCACCATGGTTTAGGGTAAGGATATCTTTTTGAAACATACTTAACTAAATCATCTAATGTTCTCATTTCTCCTCCTTAAGGCAAAATAAAAGTTAAGAGTAGATGATTAAATATAAATCTACCCTTACTTTTAAACTTATTACTTAATAGCTGATTTCATCATATCACGTAACGTACTTTCACTATTTTTCATACGTGGTGTCGATATTCCATTTTCTTCTCTTTCAAATTTAGATTCATCTTTATACACCCAAATACTAAATCCTAATAATGCAATACCACATGCTACTTTTCCAACAGTTTTACCAACTTCTTTAACTATATTAAATATAAATTCTCTTTTAGATTTAACTTGATTTTGTTCTAATATTGTCTTTTCATTATCAGCTTTAGTTTGATTAACCCTTAATTCTGCCATACGTTCAGCATGTTGCTGGTCTAATTTCTTTTCTTCTATTTTTCTGTCAGCAACTTTATTACGTTGGTCAGCATCAAATTGTCTTTCAGCTAAAGTCATTTTTCTTTTAGCAATATTATTTTCAACCAAATTCTTCTCTTTTTTTAATTCATAGTCTCTTTCATTGGTTAAAATTTGATGGAGTTTACTAACATTGTTTATTGATATAGTATACTCTTTAGTTGTATCATCTTTGTCTTCTAAACTTTGTTGATTAACTCTTAAAATATCCTCCACTTCTAATTCTAAAGCACTTTTATCCATAATTTTTACCTCCTATTTTTGAATATAAGTTCCACTATAGCATAAGTATTTGATGCGAACTAAATATAATTCTTTTTTACAACTTTTAAGGTAATAAAATCAGATTTTTCAATATTTTCAAGATAATCAGTACATTCTAAGAATAGTCTTTTTTGCACATCAGGCTCTGATTGGTCAACTCTTAAATATCCAGAATATTTAATTTTAGGTTTCGAAGTTTTCTTACCAACCAAATATCCACTAACGCAACATGCAGTTCCTACAATAATATCAATTATTATTTTTTTCATTCTTATTCTTACCATCTAATAATAATTTAAATTTCATTTTTTCAGCTTTAGTAACTTCTCTTTTTACTACTAGTGCAAAATCTGCAGTAGCAACTGAATAATCTTTTGTTTCTTTACATATTAATTCAATTACTTGATTAGCAGTTATTTTTCCATTTTCATAATCATCTACTAATTCCCAAAATCTTTCATCACTCATTGCCATTTTTATTTAAACCTTCCTTAATCATTTTATTCATTATTTTTGTATAATATTCATCACTATCATCAGTTTCAGGATTATAATCATAAGAATATATTTTATCTAAATGATTAAAATTATTAACTTCTTGTAATGAATATCCTCTACGAACCAACCATTCTACTATTCTAGTTTTCACAAGTTCTTTGCTATATTTTATAATATATAAAGGATAAATATTATAATAATAGTTATCGTCATCTTTTTTTATAAAAATAACATTGCAGTCCATAATTTCTTTTTTATTTTTAATAATTAAACCTGCAGCATCAACTATGTTTTTCATTATAGTCCTCCTTGTTTAGCAATTAACCAGCACAGGTATATTCAGGGAAATTTTCGTCACGTATTTTACGTAATCTATCTAATAATGCCTCACGTGTGAAATAACCTAATTCAGTTAATTTATTATATTGTTCTTGATTTATATCACTCATATCGATATCTGTTCCATTTTTATTTGTTTTCCCATCAAAAACATAATCTTTTATTTCACCAATAGTTGCAATTGTATCGTTAATTAAATGATCTAATTCTCCTTTTGATAACGATACTATTACAACATCTTCTTCTAATGGTTTACGTGGTCCAATCTTTTTAACTTGCTTTGTTTCGCAAGCATCCTCAACTCCAAGTGGACAATTTCTATTACCATATAATTGATGATTTTCCATGTTTAATAAATTTGTTAACATTTCTTTAACAGTTTCATCCGTTAAATCTGTATTACTGCTATTAGCATAATTAGTAATAGCGTTTAATTCTTGTAAGAATAATTCTCTCATTTTAGCACCTCTTTCCAAAAATCGAGCATTGTATAACTTGTAAAAGATTTTTCTTTACCTTTAGAATTCTTTATTTTGAAATAACATCTATCTTTTTCAACAACTAATTCAATATGATTTTCAAACAATTCTTTTAATGCCTTTTCTTTTACGCAATATTTTTCGTACTCTTCTTTTAAATCTTCTAGTTTGCCTACAATTTGAACAAGTCTAATACCATTTTCCCAACCATAAGCTTCGTTTTCTGGCTTTAATTTATAAAATTCACCGTCTTTTTCAGTTATTCTATCCATTTTTAGGTACCTCCTTATTCTTTTCTATTAAAAATTTTGTTATACTTTCTAATGTGCTTTCTCTATATACGGTTAAATAAATAAAAGCTTCGTCACTAGGAACAAACACATATTCATTTACTATCTTATGATATATAATTCTTCCTATAAGTTTATCAGTCTTTAATTCTTTACCATTTACCTCTTTTACATAAATTAAATATCTATTTTTAATATCATCATCTTCTACAAATAGACATTTATTTATTCTTATATTTTTATCTTTAAAATTAATCATATTATTCTTTACTCCACCATCTTCTTTGTATTGTTCTGAATATAGTAAGTTCATCTTCATCAGTTGTTTGATATATTATTTTTGTTACATTTTCACTTTCAAGCGATAAACTTGCTACTGCTTTGTCTCCATTTTTAATATTAGGCTCTTCTATTACAAGTTTTAAATACCCATTCAAAAGGCTTGTTCCATATATTGCATTTATTCTTCTTTTAGCCTCTTCTAGTTCATCACGAAGTTTATTATTTAATTCTTCTTGCTTTACAGCATTTGTTGCCATATCTTCAAATTGCTTTTGCGGAACTATATATTTATTTCCTAATTCTTTTCGGCATAAATATAATATAGGCTTATCAATATTTTCATGTAACTTTTTATTTAATTCAACTAGCTCTTTTCCATATGTCATACCTGTATTAGGAATGTTTATTTTAACACCTGTGCATACTTCATAATTATTTTTAAAATCTAATAAAAAGTTTAATATTTCACCCAAACTTTTCATATCAGTATTAAAATCTCTGTCTATGTGATTTAATTTATACCAATTAATATAGCAACTCATATTTCTATCGATTATATAAATTTCTTCATCATCACGTATTATATTAAAATGACCAAACGAACCTTTTTCAACAATGTTTAGAAAAGTGTCTATGCTTCCAAACACTAATATTACTTCTTGTTCAAAGTTAAATCTTACATTATCTATTTCACACATATTACTTAATTACCTCTTATTCTTTATTTCACCATTACTTTTTTAAATATTTTTTAACACTATTATAAGTTCGAAATCTTAATCCTATATCAGATGCAGAATGTTCGAACCAAATATCATCATAATAAGTTTTTAATTCTTTACCTTTTTTCATGCAACTATATCTATACCAATATCTAATAACGCTAGGTATTGTTACAATAAATAATTGAAAAGGACCAAATATACAATTTTGTATAGTATGACCAAATTCGTGTTCTTTAACAGAATCTATATCACAATCTTTTGCTACAATAAATGTTGCCCCCTGTTCAAATCCCCATCCTTCACCTTTTTTAAGATGAATATAAGGAATATAATGGTATTTTTTTGCTTTTCCAAAAGGTAACATAACTATAAAGATTAAATATCCTAATATTGTAAATAAAGAACCCCAAGTAAAGTTCAAAATATAATACAATACAGGATGTTTCATTATTTTTGTTCCTAATTTCATAGTTAAATTATATAACATTCTAGATAAAAATCTTTTAGGTTTATACATTAGAAGATTCCTCCTTAACAATTGCGTAGCTTGATGTATTATGCTTATAGCAAAATTTAAAGCGCTTAAGTACTTCTTCTGCTGTTAAATATCCAAGCACTGCATCGTGACTTCTTTCCTCACCAGTTAATCCACCATAAATTTCTAATAAATCATCATTATGACCATAAGAACCATAATGCTCTATAGCATCAACTAAAATATCTTCAAAGTTGCCAAATTTATCCTTCTTATATATAATAATTTGATAACCGTCTAATAATTTTTTAAACTCATAAGGAATATCTTTTTCTTTATCTAATAATTCTTTTAATTTTAAAATTTCTTTATAATTTTCATTTGTTTCCATTATTTATACCTCTCATATTTTTCAAAACCATAATAAATATTATTAATTACTTTAGGTTCTTTCATATTTTTAACTGTATAAATGCTTGTTCCAACATTTACTATATTTGATAATATCAAACTTACACCAACTGATAACACAACAACAGTTATTGTTTTCATTTGATTATTTCCATCAGATATAAATTTATTAGCACTTTCTGCTAATTTTGTTACTTTATCTTTTGTATCTGCTATAGCTTTTTCAGCTTTTTCTTTAGTTTTCTTAAAAAATTTAAACACTTTATTCTTCCTCCTGCCAATCCATTTCGCCATTATATTGTTTGCGAATTTCGTCTTTAATTAAAACTAATGATTCTTTTGATTGATTATTTGTAGACTTTTTTTGATTACTTTTATCTTTTTCTATTAATTTTCTAATTGTAAATCCTGCTTCAACAAATATCACAGATTTATGGTCCATTTTAGGGTCCATTAAAATTCTTAAAGCTTCTAAATTATCCATAATTATCCTCCTTGTTTCTTAAAAAAAGCTAAGACTAGTTGTTACACTAGTCCTTAATAATTTTAATGTATTGAATTTTTTCATCTTTTTCTTCTTTTGGTTTCTTCTTATTCCTTATTTCTTTTAGTTTCTCTAATGCTACAAAACTTATCATTAAACCAACTACTTCTTTTGTTACAGGAACAAGTATCTCTTTTACCAAACATTTTAAAAATATGCCCATAATATCAATACTCCTTTCAATATACAAAGTGTTCTATTTGCGAATAAAAAAATAAAAAGGGCAATTAAGCCCTTCTCGCTATTCTATCTTCTCTTTTTTCTTTTCTTTTTCTTTCCTTAATATAATGTTTCCTTTCTTGTTTTACAATTCCATATACTAATAATGCTATTGCAGTTACGGCTGCACCCCAATTTAAATTAATAATAAATCTCATAATTTTCACCTCTTTCTTAAATATCCGTCTTTTCCATATAAGTGTATGTTCTATTTGCGAAAAAATAAAAGAGATTGCAAAAGAATATTGTGACCTTATGGATTCGAGCAGCAATCATATTTCTTTTGATTATTATGAGACTGTTCATGGAAGCACAGGGGATTATTATGATAAAAACTGGAAAAAAGTTCGGGTTAAATATTATTTTAATCAAATATGGCGTTCGGG